CCTCCAGCGATTACGTCGCCACTCGATAATCTCGCTTTACGTCCGGCGACGGAACAGTACAGCTTTTAATGTCATCGGTACAGTTTGGACAATATAAAAACCGTACGGGATTCCATACGGTTAGGGCATAAGAAAACCGCCTCGATTTCGATGCGGTTAATTTTTATAGTTTAATTTCTTCAATTTTTGCACGCTGTTCTAGAGTTGAAAGGTAATCCCACATAACCGAACGTTGTCTCTTTAACAAATCAATCGGACATTTAGGTTCAAACTCAAGTTGCCCTTTTTCGTATTTCCCAATCATCATATCTAACTTCTGGAATCGTTCTTTCAATTCGTAGTATTCTTTTTTAAAGCGTTCTTTCCAATCTTTCATTTTTTCAATCCTTTCTTTACACCTTTAATTATTCCGCTGATTACGGCCATAATAATAAATATTAACAACAAAAATACCAACCACCCAAAGGCGATTGATACCCAATCCCAGATAAACATGTCTTTACTCCTCTACTTTTTCGTATGTTTCTTTAAAGATGTCAGGTTTGCATGGATAATATTCTCCTTGCACGCCTTTGATAATATAGTCACCTTCTGTAGCAATCATCAGCCCTTCAAGTGTTTCAATTTTCAAAAGAGGATTTTTTAAGTCTGCATAGTCAATTCGTACTGGATCTAATCCAAAATCGCATAGCTCATCTATAGCTTCTTCTGTATCTAAAAACTGTACAGCATCAATCACTACTGGTTTTTTACGGTATTTCATTTCTCTCTCCTTTCTAAGCATCATTTTTGAGGCTTAGCATTCTTGTCCACCCATTTTTTGAAATCATCAAAAGTATTCATGTTTTTAAGAGACAAATACTTTTCAACTTCTTCAATGGCTTCCTCAACTTTAGTGTCATGAAAACAGTAACCGTTACCCGATAAATCAAAAATTTTATTTTGTTTCTTCTTATCAACAATCCATAACTCCTCACCATGCCAAGCACTCTGTGGGTCATAACATTTCTTCGATTGTATTTCAAGTCCGTTATCTTCAATCAATTCTATCAATTTTTTATACTTGTTCATTAAAATTTCCTTTCTGAGTACGAAAAAAGCACTTAGATTTCTCTAGGTGCTTAATTAAATTGATTCTAGTTTTAATGTTTTGAGGTATTCTTCCCATTCACGGTCCAAGTCCTCAACAGTTTTATTCTTATTTCGTTCCTGGATGGCATCAAAATCAATGTTGTCATCTTCGCCTTCCGGCCAATCATAAATATCTTTTTTATCCATATCATTCAATCCTTCCAAATTCAAAACCGAACACTTCGGATAATAATTCAAGAGTTTTTTCTTGTGCTACGCTCTCATTATACCCCAATTTTTTAAATTTATCAATTCGATTGACATATTGTTCTTGTGCACTGCGTGGAATCCTTTTGTTAGGTCTCGAATACCAATAAACACTTCCATCATGCCCTATAGTCAGACCATATTTTACAGTATTATTTTTATTCCGTTGTTGTAAGGAAGCAAAGTCACTGAGCGATGGAGGATAGCCAGACGGATGATTGTGAATCGAAATAAGACTTTGTTCAGATTGTTCTTTAAAAGCCTTTCTGACTTGGTTATTATAAACTACACCTTTTGTCTTTCTGGCTTTATTTGATAGCGCAACAACTCTTCCTGTATCTGCATTAAGCAAATAGTAATCTTCAAATGGAGTTCCGTTTCTATGCTGCAATATCTGTCTTGAAACTCTTGCGATAGGTTCGGATAGATGTGAGGTCTTTGGATTGTTTTTTAGTTTGTCAACAAATTCATCACTTCGTACATAATCAAGGTCCGCTCCAAATTGCTTACCGCTTAGCTCTCGTTCTCGTGGTTCCGCCACATACTTGCTATACCACTCTTTATAAGTCATATCAGCAGGTACCAGCTCGGTCTTACCTGTCTCTGGATTCCTTGCTCTGCGCTTCAGCTTGCTATAGTCTGCATTCTCATCGTATCCGACAGTAGTAGACCTACACCACGGATGCATAGGCGGACAATTAACGCCAGGGACAGCCTTATCCCTGTCATAGACCTGATTGTCATGCTCCTGACAAATACGTGATGTACGCTTGTCCAAGACAGCCACAAAGATGTACTTTTCTATGTCTGCTTCTTCATAGCTGAGTAGTTCCATTTGGTTATGAAAAAAGGCTGATTCTGTTCGAACCAAACGCCTTGCATCATTCTGACCTACATTGAACCGCTCAGCAATTGCTTGTGCAGTTTCTCGTGTATCTCGACCTGTCATGAGGCTCATGAGTAGTTCATCTTTTATGCTAGAAGTAAGCTTCCCTGTATTCTTCCAGATGTCTGTAGAGTAGGTGCTTCCGTCACCTATCCAACTAAAAGACTGTAGATGTTTTATCTCGCTCTCAGGAAGCCCAGAAAAGTCATATGCCAGCCCTGTCTGCTGTTGCAGGTCAAAGGTAGCCTTGTAATAACTATCCTTCATCAGGTCGCTATAAAAGGTATCTGAGCCTGTCTTTTCCGAATGATAGATAGATTCACGCATACGGTCTAAATCGTCGCTCAAACGCTCTAGACGCTTCATACGGAAAGAATAAGCTGGACTATCTAAGTCAGCTAGTAATCTTTGGATGTTCGGGTCATTCGGTCTAGCTTCAAGTGCCTTACGAAGTTCATTCAGGTCTTTCTTGTCTTTCATGTTCTTCAAGACTTGTCTAGCATCTACCTGACTTAAACCATAATCACGTTGGAACTTATCGAAAATCTTATTGATTTCCTTATCCAAGTAGGTCTTAGCTTCCTGATAGACCTTATCGAACTGGTCTGCTTGCTTTTCGGCCTTGTCCATCTGCTGGTAAATCAGATTGGCTTTCCTCTTCGCCCAATACTCCTGATTCTTCATCCTCTACCTCATCTTCGGGTTTCGTGTTGTCTTGGTTAAACATCGGCATATCTTCCATGTTCTTCTTTTTTTCTTCTTCCAAGGCTTCCAGCTCAGCGTCAGGATCTTCCACAAACGGCAAGAGAGAAATAAGTTGTCTATTGGTCACTTTACCTTCAAGATTGTTCACAATCTGAGAGATTTCCAGTAAGTTCTTAGGCAATCCACGGCTAAATTGTGGAACGATTGAATGAGACTCTAAAGCAATCTGTTTCATACCTAAGTAATGAGCGAAAATCGCAATACGCTGGCGCAATCCACGCTTGTAATTCGCTTCCTTGGTCTTGGTAATCATCTCAAGGCCCATCAGCTTGAATTCCATGGCTACGCCTGACGTATTGCCTGCGAAGTTCTCATCAGTCAGGTTAGGAACATGGCTGAATGTGTAGATATCCTCTTTCAGAGCCGTACGCAAGATTTCCGTAGCGCTTTCGTCCAGCGTATTCTTCAAGAACTCAGCTCGTGCACTATCACCCGGCAATTCCAAAAGACCTTCTTCAGAAAGAATCTTCATCGCTACCTTGGCATCTTCTGGAGTGTCTGCTAACTGCGTACCATACAATACAAGGATAGACTCTACTGCCTGCTCTTTGTCATTAACACGGTTACCCATCAAGGAATTATAAGCATCAATCAAGCTAATCTGTTGCTCGTAATCGCCAATCGCAAAGTGATTGTTGCGATACTCGATAATCGGGATTTGACCAAGGTTATGAGGTGTTGCCTCTTCAATCTGAGATTTTCCTGAATCTGTACTTCTCAGCACCATGTGATAATGCAGATTCTCAGTAAAGACCTCTGCCTGGTACTTAGTAGTATCTTTCGTATCATCTTTGACTTGATAGTAGTAGACCGCAAACAAGGGCTTCCGCTCAATGCTATCATCGTAGACCATGAAAGTATTTTCTGGATCAATACTAGTTGAGTCCAACTCAGTCAATCCCTCTTTAGCATAGATGTACTCATAAGCACGACCATAGATAGCCATGTTCAAAGCATTCTGCGCATCTACTTGGTCAATCTCAGCGCCATCAAAAGCTGTAAGTAGTTCATTGATGTCACCTTCAGCAGTGTTATTGTACTTGATAGGATTGCCCATAAAATAGCCTGTAGCCGTGTCTGCGATATCCTTGGCATGATTGGCCACTGTCTTATAATTAGGCGCATTCTCGTTGCGTCTCTTGTGATCTAAGATAGCATGCTCACCCAGGTAGTAGCTTTTAAGCTTCTTCAAATGTGAACCTTCAGTACTATGTTTCGTTATCAATTTGTAAATCAGGTCTTTCTTCAAAGAACCCTCATCATATCCATCTCGTGGATAGGTTAAATATTGGTACATATCTTTCCTCTCTATAGACCATAATCAGAACGTCTGCGGACGGTTGCTTTCCCACCTTCGATACATTGAAGGCTATAACGTAACGCATCCATCAAGTGGTTATTTTTATCTTCTGGTTTGTTCAACCAATTACCTTCTTTGTCACGCTGGTAGCAGTAGCTATAAAATTCATCCATGATATGTTCACAACTCGGATGTACATAAATAGCGTATCCTTGTAATTTGGACACGCCTGCCATGATACTATCCTTACCTTTCCGACTCTCTTTTATTCTAGATATGCCATGCTCTGACCTGAGCTCTTCAATCAGCCGTGACTCTGCGCTATCTGCGATGATTGTCGAGCGATGATACCCTTTATCTTTTATCATCTTAGCGACCTCTTTAGTTATCAGACCGACTTTATACGCTTCATCAAAAATATGTATCTCTTTTGTCGTATCGTTTATGAGCGAGCAACACAAAGCGGTTGGATCGTGAGTGAAACCAAAGTCAAGACCGATACATAATTTATTAGCTGAATCTTGTAATAATTCATCTTTATTGAACTCCTTGACAGTCACGTTTTCATAGATTAAACCTTCAGCAACTCCCCATTCGCCATCACAAACGATTCTAGCCCGTCTTGGGTTCGTATGATACAAATCCTCATAGCGTTTGATATCGACTTCATCAAGCCACTCATTGCATTTATAAGTGGTCGTGAGCGATAGCGTATCAGCCCGTCTCGTCTCTTCATCAAAGAACACACGCTTGAGCCAGTGCCTTTCGTTCCACGGGTTAAATGTGACTGTGATTTGTTTAAAGAAATCGGGTACGTCTAAGCTACCACGGATGGATTCAACTACTGTACTGAACTTATCTTCAGTCTCAATTTGGTACGCTTCCTCAAACCATGCAAAACAAAGACTACCAACGTCAACTGTAATAGATGTGATTTTGAGTTCATCATCCAAACCACGGAATAGAATTTTTTGACCAGTCGCTTTTATAGTTATTTCAGGTAAAGACTCGTTGAATTTAAACAAATGAGTTACACCCAACACATTGCACGCCCATTTAAAATCTGTATAGGTTGATTGCTTGTTCGTATTCGAATATCTACGAATAACAAGTAAGTTAGCCCAGGGATATTTCAAAAGACGGACAACATAATTTAAAGCGGTTGTCTTGGACTTCTTCGAACCACGGGACCCTTTGACTACACGATAAAGATTTCTTGAACGCCAGAACTGTCCGTACCCCCCGCCAACTGTCTTAGGTAGGTCAACAACAATATCGTTCTGTTTAATCTGGTATGTCTGACTCATTCGCAAACACCACCGTTCCAGAAATGTCAGCTTCTACTTTGTCTGTCCAAAGCCTATGCCGTTTTCCTAAAAGTTCGGCTGCCTTGATTCTATCCTTCGCTCCGACATCGATATCCGTAATCGTTTGGCCTAATTCTCCTATGCTTATCAAGGTCTGTTCTTGCGTCTCTCCTCGCATGACTGAAGTTAGATAACTAAGGACTTCTTGCTGATCTGCAATTTTCTCAGAATCAAGTTGTTTCAGTCGTTCATCTATATAGCTTTTAATCTTAGGATTCTTTAGTAACTTATGTCCTTCGACACCTGCCACCCTATCACTAGAAGCACGATAACCTGCTTTCTTATAAGCTTCCGTCGCATTGCCTGAGATGATGTACTCATCTGCAAATCTCTTTTGTTTTATTCTCAATCCACTCAATTTTCCATCACCACCTTTTAAATAATCAAAAAAAGCCACACAATGTGCGACCTTCCTGCAAGACGACTACAACCTTGCATGTTAATTAGAAATAAATTTTCTGATTTATTTTTTTGTAGTCTTTACAACCTCTGAGGGAATCAAACCCTCTAGCTTATAACTTATCCGGAATATAATTAGCTACGCAACCATGCGAGGTTCGGTCGCTGCTGCAACCATTTTAAAGTTAATGAGTGATATATGAATGCTAAGCCTACTGCTTACCCCATTCTGGAACACAAACACTCAAATGACAGTAGCTGGAATCGAACCAACTGGTCTAGCAGTAAAACGCACGTTTGGTAAAAAATTAAGGAGACCCAAACAACCTGCTAACCTGTCCTTACTGTCTAAGAGACCGAAGTCTCGGAAATAAAATGAAAAATATAAAGGAGACGTCAATGAACGAAATAGAGGGAGGGACTTGACCCCTCAATGCCTTTACGACACCCTGATTTCAGGTAACCATCTACCAAATTCTGAGACCTCTCTTTTCAATTCTTGACACTACCATTCTATCAGAATTACAAAACTGTGCTAACAAGTATCATTTTTTCCCGTACGGTTTTGTAAAGTTCAATTTAGTTCCATTCTCTCCAAAACCTCATTCAGTTCAGAGATAGCCATATTCCGCCAAGTGTAGAAAGTTGTTCTGCTGATTTCCATTTTGTCACAAATATCATCAACATACATCTTAGTAATGTAAGCCATTCTCAAAATTGTCCGATACTTCGGATTTGTTAACTTATTGATCATTCGACCTAATTCAAGTTTTCTGTTAATGACCACTTTAGTATCCTGCTCTATAGCCTCTTTCATCACCACCAGCTGAGTATAGACATCATCAACTCTTCTAGTCTGTCCACCTTGGACTTTGACACCTGACCACTTAGGACTTGAGAGCAAACCTGCCTCAAGCTCATTGATTTCATCTATACGGCTTTGGATGTCCATGTCAAGGTCTTGTAATTCTTTCAATAGCTCTTTAGCCTTGTTCACTCTCTGTCTCCTTTGTGATATAATAATATTATTGAGATTATAGCTGAGGCAGAGAGTGCCTTGGCTTTTTTATTTTTCCCCGACAAGGACATTTATCGGCAGATTGAAATAAGTCGCTACGTCTTCAACATTGTACATATCAGGTACGGCTTTTAAATTCTCCCAATTTGAGATTGTTGCAGTTGAATAGCCTAGCTTATTTCCTAATTCTTTCAAAGTAATCTTATTGTCTTTTCGTTTTTGCCTTAACATAAATGCGAATCTTTGTCTTCGTTTATCAGTCAATCTTTGTTCGTAGTTCATTATTCATCCTCCAAAAGCTCTGGATTTTCATAGATGTTGCCAAGCACTTCAGATTCATCAATTTCAGACCACAAACGCACTGCGACAATGCCAGTATCAATAACCCAAGACCCTTCAAGAACCTTTACAACTCCTACATAATCTTTCTCATATTCATAGAAACCGCCAATTTCATCAGCTCTACCCAAAAATCTAGTAGTTCGTACAATGTCCCCCTCAAAGATTTCCTTACCGTTCTTATCTTTGAGCCCTGTTGATTGCATGAGGATAACATCTTCCCCGTTTCGCTTATCTTCAAATTTTAACGGAACAGATGTAGAGCCATCTCTAAACTTCCCTATGATTTCTTTTCTGACAAATGAAATCATCAGTATTTCATCAATCATTTTTTCTGCTAACACATCCCACGCTCTATATCTTGGTATCATGCTAAATCCTCCTTAGATGAATAAACTAGCTAACCATATCAAAAATGCACATGTAATGATTTTTGAAATACTACTTCTTACAGCATACGAATAATCCTCTTCAGATTCTTTTTTGCTAGATAACACAGGCCAGATAAAAGATAGTAGTGCATCCATCCCTAAAGCTTGCCAGACTGTAATTTTACCAACTGGAACAATCGTTGTGATAATTTCATTCCATCCATACTGAACAACGAATGGCGATACAACGATTACAAATACAGCACCTAAAACAATACCTATTTTTTTCATTTTATAAATCCTCCTCTTTCACAAAGCTACCGTCTACCATCTTACCCTTGCGGTCTTTAATCTCATTCCAAGCCATCTGGAAGCACTCAGCGATAGACCAACCTTTCTGCTGACAGTAGATGGTCAACACTACCAAAATATCACCCACGGCATCCTTGCCCTCATCATCTCGTTTCTTGAGATGCGCCTGCGCCAGTTCGCCTGCTTCTTCAAATAACTTCAATGCCTGAGCCGTGCTGTTGTCTGGATTGTCTAGCCCTCGCTCTTTCGCCCAATGCTCAACATGATGCGCTAATAGTTCCATGTTTGTTGTCATAACATCACCTCGTCCCCTATTCTGATTTTCTCAAACTGCTCTCTAGTAACTACAAAAATCCCATAATCTCTGATAGTTACTGTATACAACTTGCCATGTCGTCCTTTCTCGACGACCTTACCGAATATCTCAGCGCCTGCGTTATCCGTCTTGTAGATAACCATAGGCTTCTTCTCTTCCAAATCTCGAATCCTGTCCATCTGCCAGATGTTCAATCCAGCAGACAATAAAATCCAGATAGCTATGAATCGTTTCATTCTGTGACCTCCTTCTCAACTGTGATAGTAAAATCCCGACCATTTATATTTAAAGGCAAAACTGCCCCTGCTTTTGAGTCACTTTTTAGCAAATCCAATACAATCTCTAAAACTTGCTTGCCTAAAATCAATTGTGTCTCTAAAATATTTTGCACATCTTCCATCACTCCACCTCCAAAACAATATCCAGCTCATTTTTTCGTCTCTCAGCTTCTTTCAATCGGTCAATTTTGGTACTAACATAAGCCATGGCATGTGTCAAAAGAGGATTTGGATATAGTGGTAGCATTTTAAGTATTCGTTCGTAGTACTCCAGTTCTGTCTCTCCTTCAGGCAATTGTATTTCGCCTGGTAGCTGAAATCCATCTAACCACGCTCGGGCGAAAGCACCCATATTTTTATACTTGAAGAGCCATTCCCTGGTTTTTGGACTCGCTGTCCCTTGTTTTAATAATTCTATAGCGTCGTCCAAGCACAACTTCCAATTTTTAGCTTCATCTATGTATTCCCCAACGTATTTAGGTACCATGATTTTAGCCATCACTCCACCTCATTTCTCAATTCAAAATCAATTCCATACATAAGCAGATGGCTTTGAAAATCAACAAATTCTTCGACCATTTCAGCTTCTTGAAAGTCGTAATTCTCTACTGAAACCAAGAAATCATCAATATCATTTCTTTGTACACTTCCGTACTCTGTCTTTGTGTGTTCCATGGCTACTTCATAGCCGTCTACATCAATTGTGTAGCAGATTCTGCCACTTGAATGATCGTATTTATAATTCTTAATAATCATCCTTCCACCTCCTCAACTTCAATCCCTGGACAATCGAACACCCAGCCGAAGTCCGCTTCTTCGAGTTCTTTTCGGGTGTGATGTGTTTGATATAAAGTATTTTTGTCTTTGCTTGAAAATATCCAGTAGTTTTCGTTTCTGTAACGATTTAAAAAATTAAAATTAGTATCAATACCTTTCATCTTCACAAGATACCGCTTCTCTTTCTCGACCTCGTAGCCGTCAAGCCATGCACGGGCGAATAGATCATAATTCTCTTGGTCAAGAAGCCACAAACGCATTTTTTCGCTTCCGTTATTGAGAGCATTACGTAGATTACGTTTTTCTTGTTTTGAATTTTCAATCCAATCCGCCACAAACTGCGGAACCCTTACTTGATTCAACTCACGTCGAACCTTATCAGCATCCTTCAATTGATTGCCAACCCATTCTCCCTCAAATTTTCCTTGTTCGTAGCCTTCACGCCATTTCACATGACTGAAATCTTCCTTAAATTCACCCATGATAGCCTTTAGCCAAACTTCACGATCATGGTCTGGCAGTTCTCGTAATCTTGCTAGTATGTTCTTGAGATAACGAGGTGCTTCGTCTGCGTGACCTGTTTCTAGTTCGTCTAGTTGTTCCAAGTCTTGTAAAATTAGCTGACAAGCTAATTTTGCTCCAAAATCAAATACATTTTCATATAACTCTTCATACTTCTCAATCAATCGCTGTACTTTCATCTTTCAACTCCTTTATTTCCTCAATTTCTACTTCAATTCTAGGATTCAGACTGTAAAATTTGCCTACATTGTGCATAGCTATCTGCCCATCATCCTTAAACACTATCCCTGACATGCTGTCATATAGTGCTTTTTCATAATTATCAATATCAGGTTTCTTGTCTACTGGCATAACTTCATCCAGTAGCGCTTGCTGGTTTTTCTTGACCTTAGAAATATACTGAGGCGGTTTGATGTAAAATCTAATCCGTGCCTTCAGCGCACCCTTAAGCATAGACTTACCAGCATACTGATTAGCAATCAATAATTGGCAGTAATCACGCCAGACTTTCATATCCTGTTCTTCGTATGCTTTAACGAAATTCCCACGTTTCGCAAATCTTGGTCTTGATTGTGGTTTGGGTTCTATCTCTAAAATCAATCGTTCTTTCATGTCTTTTTGTTCATACTTCCTACCAAAATCCCACGCCTGCCAATTTGTGAGCGAGGCAAGCGTGAGTGAAATTCTTTGCGTCATTCGTCCAAGATCACATGACCTTTACTGACGTTTTCTAGTTCGCAGTTTTACAAGAATGCACGGCTTGTTGGTTTTTGAGTTGTTTCCAAAATGGAAATAGTTGGTTTTTCAAACTTAATAATTACTTTCAATCAAATCATTCAAGCTAACTACTGCATTCAGTCTTTTCTGACTTCTGCAATAATCGCAATGACCACATTTTTTAGGTTCTTTCTGACCTTGGATAACATCCCAAACTTCGACAATTTCAGACTTGATTTTGTCTAAACCTTCTTCAAGCCATTCATCATCGATTTTCAAAATGTCACGATCTGGCACATTTTCCTTGCTGACCGCTACAATGTATGGTCTAAAATCATTCCCAGTCATTTGTTTCAGCAACTCACGATATAGACCGAGTTGGCCATGATATCCAAAGTTAAGAATATTGTTAACTGCTGCAGGAACTTTCTTTTTAAGTTCTGCGCTCCATTCTTCAGCGTAGATGGACTTCATGGTCTTCAAATCCACGAAATAACCACGACTTAGATTCACGCTATCCAGCTTCCCTTTGACTGGTACGCCTTCAATTTCGCCATAGACAATCAATTCTTTTTGAACTTCATCCGATGGATAACCATGATACAAATGATTAAATCCATCGTCATCCTTTAAACTTGCAATCATCTTATCGCCGATTACAAAATCAGATTTTAGATTTCCTTTGTTCTTTCCAGTCTTAGCTAGTAACTTGTCACCATTTTCATCCATGAACTGCTGATGTGCTTCTGGACTTTCAAAGTAACTGTGAACATAATTTCCGAGGAGAAGAGGGGTTTCATCTCTCTCCTCAGTCCATTGCCCACTGTCCAAAGCAAAGGCCTTGGCTTGGCATTGCTGATAGCGTTTGAACCGTGAGTTAGTCAAGTAACTTGTGTCCTGGTAGTAGTTCTCTTGTGTTAGTTCTTCCATAGCCTACTCCTTAATGTTGGTCGTGTTTCCCTCAAAGAAACTTATCTCTTCCAAAACTTCGCCCGTTTCTTGATCAAAATCTGGAATTTCATCTGCTGGGTATTCGGTAGAAGCTAACTCGTCAGGATTTGCCGTTTTTTCAGCCGTTTTTGGGGGTGTTTTAGTTTCTTCGGCAAATTCTCCGTCCATCACGTTGTCGCCCTCTGTGGGCTTGCTAGGAGCTTTTAAAATGTCGTCTAACGTTTCAGCTTCTTCTCTCACTGGTTCAGCTTCTTTCATTTGGCGCTCGTTATCATACTCATTTTCTGTAGTACGGTTCACAGCATCAATAAATAAATCATTATCATCACTAGTATTAAAGAACTGTTTCGCTGCACGATTGATTACTGTTCTCTTTGCCATTTCTTGAGGAAAATTATTCTGAACATTCTTTGTTTTTGCTTGTGCCCAAGACTTGTCAATTTCTTTTTTGGTCATAACAGTCAGGATTTTCTCCCCATCCTCTTTTTCGATAATGCAATAAGCTCCTGCAATTGGATTGTCTGCATTAACCCAATCCGTTTCATGGCTAACAAAAACTTTCCGACCGTTTTCGTTCTTAATTTGGAATTTGTCACCCTCATAGATAACTTCTGCATAAATATCTTTCACTTCTGGTAATTGCTTAACAACTTTCATAGTGCCAAAATATGACCTAGTCAACTTAACAGTATTTCCGTAAGGGATAAAATAGCACTGAGTCTTTGCTGGGCTAAGCCCTTGAGTTACCATGTCAAGGAGTGCATTGTAGATACTATCTTGAGTGCACATCTGGAGCAAATTCCCACTGCTGGAATTTTTTAGAGCATAATATGCTGAACTAAGTGCATTGCTGACACTGTAATTTGAAGCAATTATTAGTCCCTCGTTTTGCATTTCTCCAATGCGTGCTGCAACTGGTGATGTAATTTGTTTTTGTGTTAGTTCGTAACTCATTTTATTCCCATCTTTCTTTTAGTAATTAAACATTGTCCCACAGTATCCAGCATCTTCTAATGCTAATTTTCGAAAATAATGTAACATGTCGTTAATACTCATTTTTCTAACCATTTTCTCGGTTAGATACTCGCCGTCAGTTTCTGCCTTCATTTCATCTCTAAGTTCTTGTTTCCATTTTTTGTAATACAATCGTTTTTTCATTTCTTTCTTCCTTTCGTCTTCTTAAGATTCCAATTTTCACGCTTTATGCGTCTATTTTCGTTTTGCAATTTCAAAATAATATCCTGTTGGTTGTTGATGATTTCTCCGAGCTCAATTCCAAGATGCATATAATCAGCTCGCCAGTTGTCGATTTCTGCAAGTAGTTCCTGAATCATATTTCATCACCCACGTATCGATACTGCCCACATCCAATATAGATGTATTGGCTTGGGTCAAGTTCTTCTCGTTCTTCAGGCGGTTGCATCATATCTCTGTCATAATCAAACATGAGCATACACCTTTCCAAGTTCCAGCACTCGCTTCACATATCTGGCCTTGGATGTTAGTCCAAGATCCAGCAATTCGTTTTTTTCTTCATGGTTGGCCAAAAGCCATACACGGTTTTCAAGTTCAATTCTAGTCATTAGCGCCTCCTTTGATCTATCCCAAATACTTTGCATAGCGTGCGCTTCGTGGTTCTGGCAAGGCTAATGGCTCAGGTCGCAATCCTTGAGGCGGTTCATTATCAAACGTAAAGCCCTTGAACTCCCGACGGATATTCTTACGAATCTCCTCACGCTCAATCTCACGACCCATTTCAAGGATTTCATTACAAGCTCTAATCACTTGCGTATCATACTCTTCTTGCAATCGTCTTTCTTCCTCTTTTTGCTTTTCTAACTGATGAACTAGAATCCCTGCGCTGATAAATCCCAAAATCACTGCGCCTGTTCCTAAAAGCTGATTAATTAATGGTGGTTCAAACATTTTTATACTCCTAACATTTTTTCTTTTTTCATATTCTCAAGCATTTCTGATAAAGTTTCTTTCTTCGCACGATAGCGATTACGACTTTTCCATTTGACGAACATGCGAAATCCTTCGTAATCGATAAATACAATTTTATGAGTTGGATTATCGATGAACTGCTTGAAGTCTGGATGTTCTCGCATTTCACCTGCCCAGACTTTTGCAGTCCCTGGAGTCAACCCTTCCCACCTCTGACAAAGATGTTTGTAATCACCATGCGTGGCTTTTTCGTCCACATCAACCGGCTTATAAGTAATTTCTGTTTTAGGCATGGCAATTTCCTCTCTTTCTTAATTATCTTCATCCTGTTTAGGCAAACTAGGGATTGTTAATGAACCTTTTCTGTTGATGAAGTATTGAATTAAAGAAGGATGATCGTCACTCCATCTTCCGTTGTATAGCTCTAAAAAAGTTAATAGCAATTTTTTCTTTGCAAATCCTTCGATATCTTCTGACGTCAAATCCGATTTTTTCAATTGTGTCAACATTCTATTTTCGTCAAAAACAGATGTTGTGTACAAAGTCCATAAAACAGATTGTAAAAATGGTTTGTTAGGTAGTTTTGTTTCGTTTAAAACGCGTTCGTAGAACTTACAAAATTCTCTTAACTGTTTTTCGTTTGAAAATACATAATCGCCTTTTTTTAATTTTTTGACTACGTGTGCTGCCGTACCATCACGTCTTCCTGAACCAGCTACGATTACCATCTTGTCACTAAGCAATTCGTTCTCGTCTAAAAATTTAGCTAATTTAACAAATTCAGGATCTCCCTCTAAAGCAAACGAATACACATAATCTTGTAATGCCCAATTGACAGCTGATGTATTCATCGAAATTACTGTCTTGAAATTAGCGGTTGGATCAATTATGTAGCGCACTGGTTTTCTATGTTTTCTCAAGTAATAAAGACGATGTTGCCCGTCGATAACTTCCATTTTTTCATTTACCAAAATCGGCTGACGTTGACCTTCAGAAAGTAGTTCCTCTTCTAATTTAGGGTTTTCTGTTATTTTTCTATTACTAATTTTGCGAAACATATCATATTCAGTAGTTGTTAAAATTTCATTTGTATTTAAGTTCATATTCATGTTATAATCCTCTTGTAAAGTTTTTTAGTATGCGCCTGATTGCCATCAGGTGCTTTTTGTTGTCTTCTAGACTGTCTTACTTTCCAGTGCCCTGAGTTCTATCTCATGGCTGACTTGACTACATAGCTTCTCACACGCTATTTTTGCTTCTCTGTACGTTGTGTTTTCGCTGATGAAGTAATCAGCAAGTTCAATGACTTTATCTTCCATTAACCCCTCTTTCTAAAAAACACTAAGTCCTTGTTTTTCCCAATAATCTATGTACTCTTGTTGTGCTTGTCCGTTATATCCACACGTATGGAATGCCAAGCCGTAATTACTATCACTTTCTTTTTTGTCTAACAAAACTTCTAATTCTGATTTGACGAATTTTTTTAACGCTTTTAAATCGCCACATGGATAAAAAAACTCGTACCCATCAATTTCTACTTGCCATACCCACCCAAGAGGCGTTTTGTTATAAATGTATTTGATTTCCATTTTCCTGCTCCTTCCAAACCAAAGTCCTAAATTAGAAATTTGAAATTTCTCTCTTTTATTTATTTAGAGAAGTAGGACTTGTTGTTAATTAATATTTATTGTTATTTAATACTTGTTGTTAGTTAATATTTATTAGTGCCTTATTTTACAACGTTGTAAAATACAATGTTGTAAAATACAACGTTGTAAAATGCAACTTTGTATTAAGTAATTGTGGATAACTCAGACTTCTTCATAGCTATCGCTTCGTCCAGACGTTGCAACATAATTTCAAATTGAAAATCAGTTATTTTTGTATCTGAGAAGAATCTGAAAGTCTGAACTCCTCTCCCTCTGCCGAGACTTTTTTTGACAGTCCGTAAATATCCAGCTTTTTCAATCTTTTTGAAATGCCTTAAAACCATTTCGCGGCTAATATTCAACCGTCTGGCTATTTCCTCTGGATATACAAGCCAATTCTCTTTATTGCTGAGAACGACCATCAATATCCCAATTGTTGCTGGCTCAAGCTTTGGATCTCTCAGAAAATCATTTTTGACTGCAGTGTAATCATCCGTCGCATTTCTGAAAGATTAATTGAAGATTCAAGTTTTTAAAATCTGTCATAAGTTCTCCTTTCTCTTTAATCTCAAATTGAGATATTTTATTTTAAAAAAATAATTCACTCTCTGATTTGTGAAAATAATTAGAAATAATAGATATCTCATAATCATGGAATGGAGCTTTGCCATTTTCTTTTAATTCATATTGTCTGCGATTTTTCAAACCAATTAAATCTGCCATAAAAACTGTCGTAAGTTCATGCTTCTTTCTCTCTTTTCTAAGCTTTATTTTCGGCTTCAACTCTTGCTTTTTTAACTTTTGTTTTTTTGTAAGTTCCTGCACGCACTCACCCCCTTGTGTTAATAGTTGCCCTCTATTTTTGTGATATAATGAAATCAAAAACGAGGTAATTCTTATGTTTAGTTTGATTGATATTTTGAATATTTCTGCTGCTTGGATTGGTGCTATTACTGGTCTTGTTAGCTTAATTTACTCTTTGAAAGTCAATAGAGTGAAATTAAGTATTTCTAAATTCCATAAAAAGAGAATGAACGAATACTCATGCTACCAATACAGTTTTGTTTTGTCTAACCAATCCAACTCAAATGTCGTAATCAAAAATATCCAACTGTTTGACAAAAACGGAAAAGAAATTTTTGACAACGGATTCAATCCAGCTAATGCTCTTCCTGAGAAAAAATCAGACCCTTTTGGTTTGATTAGTAGTACGCAGACCCTTTTTAATGTAGATTGGTACTCTGAACCGTTTGAAGATGAAATAGAATTAAATCCATACTCATTCCATAAGTTGTCATACTACCTAAACGAACCTCCGCATACTATCAAGGTCAAGACAAACAAACAAATCCATTTTCTTTCTAAATCTAAATCATTCCATCCTGTCTTTAATAAAGCAAAATAGATTTATTAAAGCACAAACTACATTTACGCTTGTTACTATGATTAGAGCAATATTGTTCATTGTATTTTCCTTTCTAGTCTTTTATGTGAGAAGTATCATGAATGGCTTCATAGCTAAGACGCTTGATTTTTTCTAAGTCTATCTGAAAATTGATAGGCTTTTTTCTTTTCCCACTATACGGATATCGTCTTGGTCTCATTTCCTCACCCCCTTTCAAATGTGGTATAATCAAAATAAAAATGATTGGAGAAATCTTATGGATTCTAATCAACTATTCTGCTTATTCTGCGGCTTCCCTGTTCCAAAGCACTACGATACATTCCGAGAAGACGAACACTACTTTTTGATGCGTCGTTCACATATTAGGGTTGAGGAAAATATGAACGACAAAATAACAATACAAACAATGAAATGTCCAAACTGTCATAAAGTTTCAGTCGACATCGTGGGCGTTGGTAGTCAATTTCCAAATCGTATTATGCACTTCAACCCTATTTCACTCGCAAAAGTCTATCCAGACTACATCCCTCAGGCTATCAGAAGTGATTATGAAGAAGCTCACGCTATCTTAAATCTCAGCCCCAAAGCTTCTGCTACCCTCTCTAGACGTTGTCTACAAGGAATGATTAGAGATTTTTGGGGAATTTCTAAAGCAAGATTAATAGATGAGATAGATGCTTTAAAGGAGTCTGTTGACCCAAGCACTAAAAATGTACTCGATGCTCTACGAAAACTTGGAAACATTGGTGCCCATCCAGAAAAAGATGTAAATCTTATAGTAGATATCGAACCGAATGAGGCTCACAAGTTGCTGAAGTTTATAGAATTACTTATGCAAAAATGGTATGTCGAGCGTCATGATAACGAGCAATTACTACAAGATATTTTAGATTTGGACAAAGATAAACAAGATCAACGCAAACCTAAAAATTCTTGATAATGTGGAGAGCACGGGTCTAACTCAAATATTAGAATGCCGTCCATATTGTAATACTGCTCGACGACTCGAATGCTATCCACTTCAGTTCCTTCGCCTCTCAAAATTGAAAGGTGGATAACTTTTTCAACCGTCAACCCATCAGGTCTACCACGTCTATCGTGGTATTTTTCTTTTTGTTCTGGCATTTCCCTACTCCTTATCTTTTTTATCACTTCGGTACTTCACTATCTGACGTATAGTAAAAGATACAATCACAAATCCTGCTAGGATTATCAAACCAACATTTTCATCCATTGCTTTTCACGGCAAATGATGGTACACTATCAAGTAGAGGTTGGGGCTTCTGCCCCTTTCTCTACTTTTTGTTTTGAAGCTTACGTTTGTGTTCTAAGATTTGTTTGTGCCACAAACGTGCTTCTCTGACTAAGCCTAGTGCCAAGATGACGGTTGTGGTGTCCTTGGTTGCTAGGCTTTTTATGATGTGTTCCATCATTCGCCTTACCTCCTTTTCCTTAAGCTTGATTTAATTATATCTCATATTGAGATATTTGTCAATAATTTTTTATCACTTTTTGAGATT